TGAAACCTCGACACTGTACACTTTTCCGGCAATCTCGATATCTTCTGAACGTTTTTTAAAATCAATAGTTTTCATTATTTAATCCTTTTTATAGTAGGGGAGGTTTTACCCTCCCCTTTTTCGATTACGCACCGGTCCCGATGTCACCGGAAGCAAGCACGGCGGTCTTGTACAGCACGACACGCTTGTTAGCGTCCAACTCGAACATGTTCAAGCTCTGACCAGCGACTGCGGCAATGTTTGCACCAGAAGTATAGGCAAGTGCCTGTACGAAAGAGCCAGCATTAGGAGCAGTAGGAACACCAGGAGTCAGCACATAACCAAGGGTATTTGTGCCACCAGGAGTTGCAGTAAACTTAGTTGACCCAAGCACAGAACCGGCGGCAACAACAGCGGTAAGAGCAGGAGCAGAAGTTGCAAGTGCCAATGTCGGTTTTGCCTTGAAGTGCAACTCAAAGGACCATTCTCCCTTCGCAGGGGCATCTCCACCAGGAGGCGTGATATTGGCGATTGTGACAATGCCGGTCTTGGTGTCGCCTTGGAAGTTGGTGTAGCGTGCCTGTGTAGCACGGGAGCAACCAAGCTCAAACTGCTTTCCCAGGAGGTAATCCTGCGCCGCATCTCCCTTGATACGATCAAGTGTGATGGTAAGGATGTATTGTGCGCCGACAACCTGTGACTCTGCGAAGCCCTGTCCATCGTAGTACGATACTTGGTCGACGCTTTCATTGAGTGCAGGTGCGATATTCTTGACACCTGCTGAAACGGATTTCCAGCTTGCGGTGCCACCGTAGTTGACATCAATCTCCAAAAGAGACTCGAAATTGAGAGGAATCGAACAGTTAAACATAATCTATGCCTCCATGTAATAATCAAGCATAAAGCTCGACGTATATATTTTTTCGTTCTTGTCCGTTTTTGTCACAAAGTTAGCCGACGTGACAAGAACATTCTTCACAATCTGAACACCGCTTTCCAAAGCAAGCCCGTGCGGTAGGTCAAGGAGTCTCTCCAGCTCGTACAGTTCGGAAACAGCGGTCTGGGCGTCAAGGTCCTTTGCATACAAGGAGTACGAGAACTGCCCGACCCGTGAACCATCCATGTACCGTGTCTCTACCGCAGTGCTAGGGTCTTGGCGGAGCATGAACCTTGCGGAATCATCGGAATAGAAGGTATCGACGTCGGTGATAATGACCGAACTGTGATCCTGTATGTATGTAGCCAAAGCATCAACTATCCGCATTGAGTATCCTCTCCCAGTTTTTCATCTTCGTTGCCTTCGCCTTCTCGAACCACTTCGCCTGTGCGTTCGGGTTTGCGCTCAAATCAAATTTATAACCCACACCGTAATACATCTTCTTCGCATACGGTGCAGTCCATTGCAACTGTCCGCTTCCAATCTTCGACCCGGTGATTCCGGAACTCATCAGGTTCCCCGTATCCATCGGTGCGTAGTAGTTGCTGTCCTTAAGCACCTGTGTATCAAGTATCGGCTGCAACCTGCCAATAAAACCCTTTAACCTTGCACTTACTTTTCCAATATCCATGTCAAGCGTCATGTCAGGTATATCTCCAGATGATGCAAGCCCCTCTCGTCAGACGCCCTAAAAACCTCCCTCACCGTAAGCTGTACGCCGTCATACGTAACCTTGTCCAACTGGCGGAACGTCGCAGGGGTGGAGTGCCTGGCGTCCCACAAGAGCAGATACTTGTCGTCCTTGCCCTCGCCGTATGAGCTAAGCGCTGTCCTGTTTATAGGCTCAAGACGTACGTGCTGAACGGTGGTTGTGGTAACTGTCTCCGTGCCGTACATATCAACTCCGGTAACAGAGGACAATGTAACGGTATGGATTAGTAAGCGTCTTGGTATTGGCTTAGCCACAATAAACACCTATTCCTCTAAATGTTAGCCCTGTCTGCTCAAGGAACATGTTTGCACGACTACAAAGGTTGTTCTTGCTAGATCCCCTGATCGTACCGGAATACGAGAACTTGGAGACAGTGACGTTGCCTATGGTATCATCATTGTAGGTCTCACCGTTCAGCACGTACCACTCAACCTGCGCCGCCGTTGCCTTGTATATCAGGTTCTTGATGATAACGGCGTATGTCCCGATATCTTCAATCTGCCAATTACATTTTGCGTTGATATCGTCGGTAGCACGTATGATAAGCTTGGTCAACTCATCGTCTGTCGCTTCCTCACCGTGGTAAATATCACGGTAATAAGCTAGGTCAATGAAGCCTATGGATGGTGAGACTGTTGGGTCTGCAAGCAGTTGCTCCCAAGTTAATTCGTCATATACGCCCATTTACTGCCTCTTTGTGCTTCTCTTCGGTTTCGGTGCATCAAACACCGGTTCTGCGTCGATAACTTCGTATTTTTCATTCACTTCGCCGTCTAGGGTGTATCCCATGGCTAGCAGTTCATCGATTTCTTTTTTAGTTTTTCGTATCCGTGATAGAGTTCCAAGAGTAAGTTTGTAAAGCATGTTCTCATCCTTTATATGGCGCCGGGTCCGTAGACTACCGACGCTCAATCAGAAGATACAGGGAGGGGTTGCCCCCTCCCATTAATACTAGGTGATATCAGCAGAAATGAGAGTCACTTCCTTGACCTTTACGATACGCCCAAGAGTGTCAACTTCAAGCATGGTAAGAACCTGCCCGATAGCGGCGGCAAATGCAGTGCCAGAAGTATACGGCTCAACAGCAGTAGGATACTTGGTAAGCAAATCGTTGTACTTAACACCAGGAGAAGCGGCACCAAGGATATAGCCCAAAGTGTTACCAGTGGTAGCAGTTGCAGTGAACTTGGTATTACCTGTTCCTGTTGCGGCGGCTACAGTTGCAGTCAGTGCAGGAGCGTCAATCGCAGTGTAGGATACATAGATACCATCAACGCCATTCTCTGTAATGAACAGGTCATGGTATCGGCGATACTGCATCTTCCAAGCGTCTGCGTCCTGGTTGACATCGGGGGTAAACACACGCATCTTCTCCTGCTTGTTTACAGCAATAAGACTGCGGTTCACAGCAATGATCCAGTTGATTCCCATTGCGGTGGCAGGTATTGTGTACCCATCAGAGCCGATGGTAATGTTGGAATAGAATCGAGTGGAAGGTACACGGATGATAGGGATACCGTCAAGCATCTTGACCTTGGTGTTCACCGAACCATCAGAGTTAGTCCCGACATCCAGTCTTTTTACAATCTTGTCCGCCATGTTCAGCAAGTGACCAGCACTATAGGACATGTAGATTGTCATTGCGGCATCCTCGCCGACGATGTTCTGAACGTATGCGATATCAGTGTCCAGCTGCTCGAAGATAGTCCCCTCTACAGGTGTGTACCTTGCAGTCTTGGAGGCGGTGTTTGCATAGCCAAATATGGTCGCATACCGATAAGCGTCAATCTCCGGCACAACCTTGGTTCTCTGGAACTCACCGGTGATATTACCAGCAGTTGCGGCAAAGTTTGACTCATCGACATCCATAGCGTCGATACTGAACTCACGGCCACGATCCTGAGTAAGCCTTCGAGTCTCAAAGGTAAGTGTGATATCACCAGCGGAGAATCCGGTAGACCGGCTGTAATCAGCAAGTCCCTCAAGCACAATCTTGGGAATCTTAACTTCATCACCGCCGTTGTACTTGACTAAATTTGAGTTCAGCTCCATAGGAGCAGAAGTCAACTGTTGCAGCAATGCTTTGTCGAGTTCCGACATGAAGATGCTTGCATATTCGATAGATACTGTAGCCATTATAGCCCTCCATTTGATAGGCACAAAATAAAACACTTGCGCCTTATGTAAAAGTTTGTCTGGTTCGTAAGTGAACCGTACTCCCCTTGACTTATAAGGCTCAAGTGCCTGCGCCTATGTTTTTGGAGGACATAGTAAACTCTACAAGAATTATATCACAGGGTGCCTAGTTCCGCAAGCCCTTTGAGAAAGCCGCTGCAATCTCTTCCTTCACATTTGCAGGGTTGTTCTTGACAGGAGCCCCGAACTTGTCCAAGACCGGTTTTTCCGGGTTGATAATCCATGGATAATCCTTGAGCATGGCGGAAATCTTATCCTTGACAGTCTCACCGTCATAGGTCATTGCAAGCTTAACCACCTGTTCAGCTTTCTCCTTGGGCACACCTGACTGGATAGCCTCAAGCTTCGCCTCCGCAAGTGTCGCCCTCTGCTCTGCGGTGGTGGCCTTGGTCTGCTCCGCCTTGATCGCTTCCTGCAGTTTCTCGCTCTCGGTTTTCTTGGCCTCCTCGGCATCCTTGTAAGCCTTGAGCGCCGCCTTTGCGTTTGTGGTGTCCTCAATCCCAAGTTCCTTCAAAAGCTTTTCCGTCGCTTTCTTTGATTCCTTGGCTATGAGATTGTTCACATCGTCCTGGCTAAAGGTCTTTGCTGTCACTGGCTCAACGACCTTGGTTTCTTCGACCGGGGTCGCTGCTTCTTCTACTTTTGTTGCTTCTTCTGCCATCTAGTTACTCCTATAACACATCATAAATCTGCTCACGGCTGTACCGCCGTGTCCTGTTCGATTCCTTCAAGAAAGCCTTCAAGCTCTCCTCCCGACTATTCAAGGTCTGCTTTGCCTGGGCTATTGCCTGTGCGTCGTTTGCCTTTTCCATGACAACGACCTCACGTTTGCTTTGCCGTATCTCCCTTTCGTATCCTCTTTGTGTCTGGCTATCCTCATAAGCCTCTTTATCAAAAGGCTTCTCTTCGTATGTCTTGGTGCTTATTTCAGGGAAGAAAGGGTAAGAGGTATGGCGACAGTTGATCCCAAAAATTCCGGCTGGCTCTCCGTATGAGGTCTCCGCAAGCGAAGGATAGCCTTTCGTCTTGCCATTCCTTGAATACACCTTCCCTTGATATGGCGCACAACCCTCCCTAGCGTCCACATGTGAGCTGATTTCTATCAAGTCCGTGCCGTACTCGTCGCACCGTACGAATTGCGTATCTGTTGTTACACTGCGTACTGTCGAACGCATTACCATCTGTGCATACGCTTCTGTTGACCACTGTCTTCCAGCCTTGTCAACGATGGAAGGTATTCCGGATTTTGACCATTCTCGCACCGTCTGGGCGATCGCTTGGTCAATCGAGGACGATCCGGACAGGATAAGCAATGATGTCTTGTTCACCGTTGCAACATACACGTCACCTGCATTGGATAGCAACGTCTGCATGGTGTAGTTCATCCCCTGTACCGCTTGCTTCTGGTATACGGCAAGCATGTCCCTTAGTGCTGGTGAGGCGTTTGCAGGAAGTGCATCCAAGAGAGTTGCACCTGCTTTCTTTGCTAGGGCAAACTGTGGCTCAATCTCTGCAAGCGCCGACTGCATGGCCTCTGCTACTTCCTTGTTTGTGAGCGTGCCGATTTTGCCTATTACTTTATTTATCGCTTTCCGATTCTCTGTATTCAACGCACCATATGCCTCCAACCGACTTATCTGCCAAGACGCATCGTCAGCCTTTCCTTTGGACAAAAAGGTAACGATGTTTTCCATGATTTGTGTCTCTACGTCGTAGAGCAGGTCGTTAGCGGTCTGCATTATGCTACATATTCCCTTTTACGTGTACACCATTTGGATCATATTCTGGATAAGTAGGTATTATCACCGGTTCAGAAAACAACTTCTTGAGTTCAGCAAGCAACTGTTTTGCTTGTTCTATAGTCAACGTGATTTTAGTTCCATCAATCTCATAGGTCACTTCACATAATATGTTCATTTCTTCACTCCCATTCTTGTCAACCTATCCCACCACGACTGCTTGATGATTCCCAACAACTTCATATACTTCCGTTGCAAGCGTTTTGGTTGATTCTTGAAGTCATGCTCACACTGTGCGTACACCTCATGTGCCGACATTTTGTCTAGCGTAAACTCGTCTTTCGGAGAGAATCCAAAGAAGGCACACTGAGCAAGATATACTCTTAGTGTGTCTTTTTTGTTTACTGTTGCGGTTTGTACTTTCATATGTTCCCCTTTAGCTAAACTATACACCGTTGTATAACGGACATCAAGAACCAGAGCCAAACAAGCTCACGCTCTCGGTCTTCTTGCTCTCTATATCTGCAGCCATCTTCTGCGCTTCCTCTGCACTAATCCCATGCACCTTCTCAAGTACCAATGCCAACGGTGCCAGACCGCTTGAGTACAGGTTAATCCAGTACGTTGCCTTTGCGTTTCGGTCCTCAATCACGCTGTCGTCAAACACGATGTTGTTCTCAGTGTCAGAGACTGCCCCCAAATCATACTGCCTCATCAACTCACGGATGGAATCAAGCAGCTGGACCACACCGGTTCCCAGATTGTTCTCATAGCTTTGCTTGGTCTTGAACGTCTTTGAATTATCCGAGACAACTTCTGTTGCTGTTTTTGTTCCTTCCCTACCATCAAAAGAAAGATACCCAGCAGAGAATCCGACCTGTATTGACAGGATGTCAAACAGCGTCTGGATCGCAAGGCGTATTTCAGTAATGCGAAGTTCTACGCTGTTATCCTGTATCTTGAGTGCTTCCTCATCATCGATATTAAGGGCGGAGAACACCTCATCGGACGCATCAAAGTACCTCACCATCTTTCCGTTCTCATCAACCACGGTACGAATGGCGTTAGCAGGGACAATGATTCTTTTCTTTCCCAATACTATTTCACTATTCAGCCCGTCGAAGGCTATGTCAAGCGCCTGGATCGTGTCCATTGCGTTTGCATATATTGAGATGCCCAGGGGTGACTCCGGGTCAAAGTTGTTTGCAATAGCCGGTTTGACGTATGCAAACAAGGGCATGGATACCTTCACCGTTGAGGTCGGCAGAATATCATCAGGCAACGCCACCTTCTGTCCTGTGCCCTCATCATACATGGTGTTGGTGACAACGTATGTATCTCCAACTTTCCTGTGCGTCTCGAAAAGGGTGACCTTCCTCTTGTCCTTGGTCATGTGCGAGATGAATGATGCTTCCGTCACTCGCTTATTGTCCCATGCCAATGGGATGAAGTTGTGCGCCTTCACAAAGTCCAATATGATGCGGCTGCCATCGTACCGTATCTTCATGGCACCACCACCAAGGGCAAGCACATACTCCGAGAACTCCTGGAAGTTGGTGAGGA